GCGTTAGCCAGAGAAAATGACAGTAAACTGTCGATCGTTGGAATATTTATTTCGGTTTAGGAATATAGAAGGAGTGACCCCCCACATTCTTTTTATTGATTTACCAAATCGTAACAATATTTTTACAACTTCTAGAGAGATTGGCTCCCTCTTTAGTCGCAAAATATGCTTGTAACCACCAAACACAGGAAGTGTCCCCGAAAAAGGGCACAGCTTCGAGTCAAGTTAATGACTCATGTCTGGATGGTATTAGTATGTGGAGTTCATTCGAAGATTTGTTCTTTAAAAAAACATATTTTCGAGGTGAACACCAGCTGGATCGTGTCTTGAAGTCTCTTCTTACATTAGTGGACTCTTGTGCTCAATATGAGCACAAGGGTCGTACGATCTTAATTGATCGCGCAAATGCAAGAAGGAATATTTTAAGACAAACTACACCTATAGTGGATCGTTTTAAGTTGATGAGAAAACGAGAAGGAAAAGATTTTAATTTCCTTAAGTTTCTCATCACTAATTCGATTCCACTAGACACCATTTCTGGATGTTATCCTTTAGTCTTTCGGGACTTTAGGAGAATCATCCATTCTTTACGCCTTTCTTGGGCATTTTATTTAACTCTGAAGATGAAGAAATTTGATAACTTTGCTTTTTCTCAAAGAACCCGTAAGGGTTACTTTATGAAAAGAAACAAAGATCATCTTTCTGAGATCTTTATTCATCTTTATAGTTCCCTTTGTAAATTGGGAATTTCAGATGAAAAGAGAATAATTAAATGCTTCAAGAATTCACTTTGTTATCATGTCAGTACTTCATTGGAACAAACTGAACTACCCGAAGGGGATCGGTTCGATTTAGTTCCACTACAATTCCGAGGATTCTTTCGATTAATAGAGTCTGAGAAAAAGATTAATTTCTTTTTCTCTCTCTTACAATCAAAGGTCCTTTGTGAGGAAGTTCCGAAGAGTTTTGTTCAAGATGCTTTAAAAAAACATCATAAACAACTTTCTTCAGAACACCCCGGAGTTTCTAAACAAGCTCTTGATGATCTCTATAAAAGAGGACAAGAGTTTGGAAAGAAAGTAGTAAAGTACTATAATCCTTCAAAAGGGTTCTTACCGACGAACAAGGCAACTTGTCACTTCCCTCGAGATCGAGGAGGAGTGAAAGGAGACCTTGTATACCATAATCGGCTCAAAACCGGTCAGGGGAATAATCCCCATGACCGAGCTGAGCCTTTTGTGATTGGTCTTTTTGGACAACCAGGACAAGGGAAGAGTACAGCAATTTCTAAATTGTTGGGTTCTCTTCGAACCTTGTTTCCGGGAGTTCCATTAAAAGACCTAACGTATGAAAGAACCTGTAATGTTGAGTATTGGGACGGTTATAAAGACCAACCCATTGTAATCATGGATGACATTGGACAGCAAAAATCGGGAAAAGATATCTCAGAGTTTCAAACTCTGGTTTCTTGTAACCCGTATGTGCTTCCAATGGCAGAATTGAATGAGAAAGGAGCATTGTTTAATAGCTCTATTATCATTTTGACTTCTAACCTAAAATATGGTGAGAAGTTAAATTCTATTTATCCTGAAACTAGTCAAATCCTTGATGAAGCTTCCTTTTGGAGACGTGTTCATATTCCTATCTATGTAGAAAAGAAAATGTACTATCGTCTTCGAAATGATCCATCTTGGATTCGACCAGAAAATTTACTTTATGGTCAACATGCAAAAGATCGAGCATCACGAATAAGAGTTTCTAAATGTGGAAACGGATATTTAAATCCGGAATCCTACTATCAGCAACTTCCTGAATTTCGAGCTCGAGATAACCAGTCATGGAACGAATGGTTTCAGTGCCTCTGGAAAGAGGAACCTGAAAACATGAGTCTCCTATGTCGGGATCTCAAGAAAGAATTCAAAATTCGTGAGCTTTTTCATGATAACATTCGCAAAACTTGGACTCAATCGATCAAATCAACATTTGATGATACTATGACTCAGGTAGGGAAGGATCTTTTCCAAAAGGAAATTGAACCTCTTCTTCCAGAATCGTTGGGATCACCAATGATGAAATGTTCGGAATCGAATACTTTCAAATTAGAATTTGAAGCTTTTCCACCAGATGAACCTTTACCTGTTAGAGTTGAACCAATTACGGAACCACTCAAGGTAAGGACCATTACGGCTGGATTAGGAGATACTTTCTGTTTGAAGCCACTGCAACGTGCTATGTGGAAAGCTTTGGGGACTGAACCCCAATTTTGTTTAACACATGGTACGAATCGTTTGGAAACCGCCATCGAAAGGATTTACAATAATAGTAATTCCGATGATGTATGGATTTCAGGTGATTATACAGCGGCTACAGATAGTTTCTCTATTGAAGCATCAAAAGCCTTACTTGAAGGGATTCTTGAGTCTATAGAACACGAACCCACAAAACGATGGGCAATTAAAGAGATTTCTCCACATCGTTTGGTTTATCCGAAGGAGTCTGGTTTAGAACCAGTTCTCCAAAAATCGGGCCAATTGATGGGATCTCTTCTTTCATTTCCTTTACTTTGTTTATTAAACGATTGTACCGCTCAATCTATTGGAATGTCACCTGAGATGTATCTCATTAATGGTGATGATATTCTCATGCGTACTAATGCAGAGAATTATCCAATTTGGAAAGAACGAGTACAAGACTTTGGTCTTAGTTTATCTTTAGGGAAAAACTATGTCCATAAAGACTTTGGAACTGTCAATTCTCAATTAATTTTGAGAGGAGAAGTTCTAAATTCTGGAAAACAAAGAGTTTTGGATCGTCGTGTTCAGATCTTGGGTGAATGTCTCCGAGATCTAGAGATGAATATGGGTGATACACCCACAAATGATATCCAAGAGTTATTCAAGGTTGTGAATCGGAAAAAATTGTCTAAGACAGTTCGATCAATTCACGTCCCTGTTACTCATGGAGGTTTAGCTCTTTCTTGGGGAGATCGAGATTTACAAGAACAGTCCAGAAGGACTGAAATTCTTGTTTATCTACATGATTTCTTTAAAAAGATTGAACCAAAATCAGATTGTGTGAGTATTCCATACTTATCTATTGATAAGATGATGGATGAAGATTCGAAAACACTAGAGGAAACTTTCTTTGACTTTTTGGAGTCAAAGGAATTGCATGAAGACTTTTTATCGTCTAAAGCATTACCCTTTGTGAAATCGAGATTAATGAAGAATCCCCATTTAAGGGATCTTTTCTTAGGTCAGAAGATTGAAAATCTTCCACCTTTGTCCTTTCTTCATATAGTACAGGTTCCTTTTAAAGATAAAGCGGTAAAGAAGTCATTGCAAAATGCAATTGACCAATCTTTTTTCCAACTTTTCTTTAATGGGAATTCTGACTATAATTATCATCTTTTCAGAAAGTTATTTCTTTGCAAGGCAATGAACCTTCAAGCGGATACATCTGTTTCACGTGAATTTCTTGTCAATTTTGCGGATTTGAACTTACAACCGGATTTTCTTTCGAAAATTCCAGTTGGATATGTTCCTCGCGAATTTGATTCTGAAATCTTTATAAAACAGTTATCCAAAGGTTTAGAACCTAAGCAATTCGATTTACCATCTTGCCCGGAATCTACAGATTTTTCTAAACAAATTGTTCACGACTTTAATGTCTTAAAACAATCTTTATTAGATGAATCCGAAGATGCTGGGATTTTGGTGGTTAATCGTGAAGAGCTTTTATTAGATCTTGAAAACGTTAAGAATCCTCCTTTACGGGAGGAGAAAAACTTTACAGAATCATTAATTCTTCTTTCTCAATCAGTAGAGAGAGATCGAAAATAAATTCAGAGCAAACGACTGCATGATACCCAACACAATAATTGTGGGTTACATGAACGTAAGATGAATTTAAATTTCGGTCTTTCGACCTGTTTAAGAAAGTTGATGATATTCTTCTGTAAAGGGTGTAGGTGTAGCTGGTGATCCAGATTAAACCGATACCAGGAATTGATTATATTGCCGATCCTCAAAAGGGATCTGAGTTTCGACTCAAAATCTTTTCCAGAGTACTTTACAGTACTCAAGG